CAGGGTCTCTGCTATGTCTAGGTGCGTGTCCCTTGGTAGCTTGTGCCGTGGGTGTAGTTGGTACTGGTTTATTGGTTGTCTGCAAGTCATCTGCGTTTATCCTTCTGCTTTTAAGTAGGTAGGCAGGTGACAGGGGGAACATAGGCTAGGGTAGTTCCCCTTGTCAAGTGTTTATTTTATTTTGTGCCGCCTAGTCAATGACAAACCCGGAGTCATCGTGCTATGCTTGTCCCTTGGCATAGAGCGCAACCACTACACCGGAGGGATCAAGGAATCGGAGGTCATCCGCATCACCGTTGATCACGGGACGGCCTAAGAAGGTCTCGGGGATATTGTGCTTGTCCCGGAAGACCACGGCTAGATTGGCCTGATACTTATCGGCAAAGGCTTGCACGTTCCGGGCATAGTCTGGGTTAGCCCCGGAGTAGGAGAGGGTGAGGTGGTAGTTACTCGGGAGGTCCTTGGCTACCCGGTTATATACCTTGGTGTAATCATAGAATTGTATCTCCGGGAAGTCCCGTATGATATCCAGCCATGACTTATCCGATGTACCATTGAGGCGGATAACAGGGCGCACCCCTTTACGGGAACAAGTGGCAGAAAATTTGGTTAGGTCCTGACGTAGGAGCCTCTTGAATTCCTCCGGGTTAGTCAGGAGCAATTTAGTTTTCCGTTCCCGTGCCGCGCGTACACTATTGAAAGCGCCGCGCCCTGCAGAGACAAGGCAAGGTTCGTGACACCCTGCTATCATAGAGAAGGGACACAACTCTAACTCCGGGATAAGGTAGAGAATACCCGTTAGGTATTCGCTCCCGTCCCCCTTGATAGTCTTTGCATTGGTTCCGACGCCTATAAGATTATACTTTGCCATGTTCTAAGGCCTTCGCAGTTGTTTAAGGTGTTTGAATTATTGCATACCACATAGAGAAGGTAAAGAGCAATTGTGATTTTATTTATATTTAATTTATATGGGGTCTATCCCCTTGTTTTCCCTAGCCTTTCCCCTTGCGCCTTCGCCTTGTCCCTCCCGGAGTACCGTTCTGTTCTGCGTTTGTTCTGTTTCATCTGCGTCCACGTCCTGTTTTCTCTACGTCTACGTCTACGTCTACGTCCACGTGCTGAAGTATGGGCGCGGAGATTGGCAGGCGAGCAGGCGCACAGGTATAGGTCAGCACCATTGACCTATGACTGGCAAGCGGCCCGCAGCCTGCACCATATAAACCTTGCTTGCAAGGAATTTGTTTAGTGCGGCAAGGTGTCGCACCCATGCAATTAGTGCTAGACAGCTAGCAGGCCCAACTATAGAATTCTAATTACCGGTTCAAACGGGATCGGCAAACAACTTAGGATATTAAGACAATGACAATACAAATTGTAGCCACGGAAAAAGATCGCACCGATGTTCTCTTGATTGGCGGAGATTATATCTCTCGGCGGACCCATGATGTACATGGATCACTTCTCCAGTTTGAAGGCTCTAAAGTAGTGAGCCACACTTCAGTAGAATTCGTTAGAGCATACGATGACACCGTGAGCATTTACGGGCTTATCGGATCTTTACTTGAGGGCCGGTTGAAGGGACTCGGTAAAATTGTGGACTTGGATTTGTTTATGGAGTCCCTGGACAGCTTGCCGATAGCCAACGATCCCAAGCTGTACTACATGGGAATGTCAGAAGACATGCTTCCCAGCATTGCCACCCGCGTGGCATGGGACGTTAAAACAATGACGGACCCAGGAATCGGACGGTATCACATGGGTGATTCCTACGCTCACATGTCACTCCCGCACTATGAAGAGGGCCGAGTCACAATAGACGCGGTCCCATTATTCCGGGCTTGGGGTTTAGATACCCGCGCGTGGCACCGGGCCGGATTGGCCAAACACCTGGAGCGGACAGGTGCATCACTCGGACCGCGCAACAATTACCCCTCAACCTTCCGGGATGAATTAAAAATGAAAATGCTGGAGAAGCTCGGAGATTGGCGCGGAAAGAATCAGACCCGGCTGAACCAGTTCATTGTCAGCGAGGACGCAGTCCTTGAAGTGGCCAAGCTGGTGAAGGATACCGTGACCGGAACACCGTTCCGCTGGGTGCATCACATCTACCAACACTAGGGGGGTTTCGCGGCAAACTCAGCCCGGACTGGCACGATCGCTGGTCCGGGTTCTTTTTTGCCTAAAAAATTTTCCAGAAGGAAGCTCGCGCGGCTCGCTAAGAAGTTATGCAAGGAAGAAGATGAGAAGGTGCTCGCTGGTCGCTCGCAGGTCATCTTCTAGAGTCCTACCCCCGGGGTACCACAGTTCTACAGCTATCATATTATATATATAGGGACCCCCATAAGCGGAGCAAATTTTACCAAAATTGAAAAAAACAAAAGTCGGGGGTACACTCTGAAACTAGGCGGGGGTATTTTTAAAATAACAAAAAGAATAGTTCTTTTCCCTACTCCTAATAACACATAATATTATTCTTCTTATTATTCTTTTACTATTACATAATAACACATAAGAGTTCTCTTGGGGGGAGTGCTGAAGCTAGGGTAACATGCAAACAAAGACCTTGCAAGACCCTTTCTTATAAACTATAATAAAAATATTCTAGAGAGGTGTCTCTCTGCAAGAGGAGGTTTTTAAAAGTGAGTGAAACAGAAGAAGTATTATCTGGAAAGGAACCCAGACCCAAGGCAAGGTCAGAGGCCTACGATCTTACCAAGACACAGACCAGATTTGCAGAACTATTTATAGAAACCAATGACCCCATACACTCACTGGTGGAGGCAGGGTACGCCCCTGTGAAGACCAAGGACGGGAGACTGGACCGTACCAGAACAGGGCGCAGAGCACAGCAGTACCTAGCCAATCCCAAGCTCAGAGCCTACATAGAAATCCTCAGAGAGGACGTAGTAGAGAAGGTGTCTTGGAACGCACAGAAGGTTCTGGACAAAATGTACCAGACCTATATGAGAGCCACAGAGGCAGAGGACTATACCAATGCCAACCGTTCTCTGGAGAACATGGGCAAGCACCTTGGCATGTTCATTGACAAGAAAGAGATCAAGCAGAACACCACCACCACCTTCCAAGGAGCAGACGAGACCTTTACCCCGGACGTAGACGGTGACATACAGAGACTGGCCAACATCTCAGGGTACTCTGTGATCAAGGGAGGGAAGGAGTGAGCACTTCTCAAGAAGTTCTTCCACCGCAAGAACACTTGTTAAAACTCAGAGAGACCCTCTACCTACAGGCCATAGAAGCTGCAAAGCTAGACTTCTTCTCTTTCACCAAGTTCATTGCTCCTTCTCTGGTCCCTGATTTTAAAATAGGAAAACACATAGAAGTAATCTGTCAGAAGCTACAGCGGGTGGTCACCTCCCCTGACCCACAAAGGCTCATGGTGTTCCTCCCCCCGCGCTCCTCCAAGAGCCTGATCTGTTCTCAACTGTTTCCCTCTTGGTACATAGGAAACTTCCCCTCTCACGAAATAATGAGCATATCTCACTCTGACCAGCTGGCCTCAGACTTCGGCAGAACTGTCAGAGATATCCTAAAGATGCCCCTCTACCAAGAAATATTCCCCGCTGCCACGCTCAGAGAAGACGTAAGAGCAGCTGGTAAGTGGAAGACCAAACAGAACGGTATCTACTACGCAGCGGGGGTACGCTCACAGATAGCAGGGCGCGGAGCACACATTGCACTGATAGACGATGCCATGTCAGAAGAAGACGCCTTCTCAGAGGCAGGGCGCAGGTACATCAAGGAGTGGTACCCCTCTGGTCTCAGAACACGCCTGATGCCCAACGGCTCTGTCATCATCATCAACACCCGGTACCACGAAGATGATCTCTGTGGCTGGCTCCTCAACAATGAAACAGAGGACACAATCCCGTGGGATGTTATCTCTATCCCAGCGTGGCTAGACGAGGACTCAGCAGACCTGCTAAACCTGCCAGAGGGTTCCTCCTACTTCCCGGAGTGGAAACCTGATGAACTACTCAGACTAGACGAGGCAGAGATCAGGGCCAACAA